AGAGATCCGAGACGGCCGATGGTATTGACTGTGACATCGTCGACCGGACCATGTCGCCTGACGTTGCCCGCGAAATCGAGCACGCAGCAATTTTCCTTTTCCGGAGCTAATCGCGTGCCTCTTCCGCATTCTTGTACATAGAGTCCAGTACTAAGCGTCGGTCGTAATAGCGCAATCAGATCAACTTGCGGAATATCGAAGCCGACCGAGAATATGTTCACCCCGGTCAGGCAGCGGATCGAGCCGTTGCGGAAAGCATCGAAGATCGCCCGCCGCTCATCCCCCGGTGTTTCCGAAGTCACTGTCTCACAAGTGACCCCGTGCCTGCGGATCGCGTCCCGCACCGCATAAGCGTGCGCGATACCAACACAGAAACATATCCAACAGCGGCGGTATTCCTGAGCATTGTTGCCGCGCTCGACGATTTCAGCAACCGCGCCTTCGACGATCTCGGCGACATTGGCGGCACGTTCCAACTCGTTTTGGATGAATTCACCGCCACGGCGGCCGACCCCGCTGGTGTTGATCCGTGTGGAGGTGGCCTTGGAGCGCAGCGGAGAGAGATATCCGTCTTTAATTCCCTCGGCGATCCGATAGAAATAGACGATCGTCTCAAACAGCGCATCATCGCCCTCGTGCAAGTAGCCGCTGTCAAGCCGGTAGGGCGTCGCGCTCGTGCCGAGCAATCGTAAGTCGGGGGTGTGAGAGCGAAGAACATCGAACAGGCTCAGGTATTGGCTGTTGCTGTCACGACTGATCATTTGCGCTTCGTCGACTATTACGAGATCACGGCGGCCAAGCTTCCCGGCGTCACGCGCCAGCGACTGGATAGTGCCGATGATGACCGGCGCATCATGCTCGCGGTGGCCCAAGCCCTCACAATAGATGCCATACGGCGCGTCTGGCCACACGCTAAGCAGCCCCTTTACGTCCTGTTCCACGAGTTCCTGGACATGAACGGCGATGAGCGAACGACGAAATTCAGGATTGGCGTCGTGCTGACGGCGTACAATCTCGCCGATCACCAGGCTCTTGCCGGTGGCGGTCGCCATCTCGATGAGCGCGGGGCCACCATTGGCACGCCAATGGGCTTCGATCGCCTCGACCGCGGCGGACTGATAGAGACGCAATCTTACATTACTACTCGACACAACACTACTCCTCGCTTACTGGTTACGTTGGACTGATTAGGTAGATTGAGACTGGTTCGGTTGGCAGCAGCGCGATTGGAGAGGTTACGCTGCTGCCGAATTTTATTTCAGCGAGTGGCGATGGTTATTTGCGCCACGGCAGCGTGTCGCCGTGTGCAGCTTGCGCCGGAGATTGCGCCGGAGATTGCGTCGGAGTCTGAGGTGAGCCCTGGTTTGAGGATTGCGGCGCAGCTTGTGATGATGTACCGCCGTTCCCAGCAACTCCGGTGTCGTACTTGTTCCAGGCGACAAGGAGGGCCATGACCATACTTGTTGGTATTTTTACGCCAATCGTAGCCATTTCTTCGGAGATCTCCTGCGGCGAAAATTTAGATTTTGTGTGAAGTGCTATGATCATCGCCTTGACTTCGTCATTGACTACTGACGTCGACGAAGTTTGTGGAGAATCCGGCGATTGATAGTCGGTGAAACGCACGCCTTCCATCATCGCCTCTATCGATGTTTTTGCCGAAGACGCTGCTGCTGGAGACGGCTTTGGTGACGGTTTGGGTGACGGTTTGGGCGCCGCTGAGTTGGGCGCCGCTGAGTTGGGCGCCGCTGGTTTGGACGACTGTGGTCTGGGCCCTGGTTTGGGCGACGTTGAGTTGGGCTGTGCCCACGCGGCCTGCGACTTCGGTGGTCGAGACCCTGATGCGGACGGTGGTTCATAACTAAAGGGCCAAACCCGAGTCACGACATTCTTATCTTCGTATATCCCGTCTTTATCTTTTTTAATTCCGATTCTGATTTTGCATTGAATGAATTTGAAAGGCTCAGGATTAGAGATATTTGTGGTGATTCCACAGGCGATGCACAAATCCTTCAGTTGGCGGCGGCCGATATCCTGCGCCTGAACGTTTGAGTGTTGAAATGTGATATGGTGCCAAACCTGGCGTTTCTCGTACTCGCCTTCGGTGATTGACCAGGTCAGCTTGACGCCTTGACCGTCCTGCGATTGCGGGACTGTGACCTCGGCCTCGATAATCTGCGCCGAGTAAATGCCGGGCGGCAGTAGATCGTAGGCGCTCCCCTCATATTGTGAGGGATCGAAGACTTCCGAAAAGTCCGTCATAATTAACTCTCCTGTTTGGTTCAGTTTCAGGTTTTCTTTAGGCTAGTTTAGGGATGTTTCGCCTTTGCTGCTCTCCTGTCGATGATTGGGTTTCAGGTTCGGGAGTTGTTCTGGCGAAGCCATGATCAGCGCCGTCACCAGAAGCATTGTTACTAGAAACACTACCGCCAGCAGTGACGTCACTGTTGTGCTGGCTGCGTCCCACACCAGCACTGGAGGGGAAAAACGGCGCCAAGTGTTTGTTGAAGTCGAAGTCCTTGGGGACGAGCATTTTCGCCGGCAGCGCGTATCGGTTCTTAGCGGTGAAGGAGGGTCTTCCCTCCCAGTGGAGATACCGGGCCGAGCCGCCATCAGCGCGAGTCCGTTTACGAAAGCCCTGATCCTCGGATAGGACGACAAGCTCGGTGCTGAGGAACCCGATCGCATCTGCCCAGTCTTGGGACAGAGCCCGGGCGCGTTTATGAAGACGCAGCTGGTAGCTCGTATAACTCGGCGCGCGTGGGTCGTTGACCGTCTCCACTGCGCTGTGGGCGATGAGAACGATCATCATCCCACGATTACGCCGTAACCAATCGAGGCCAGCGAGCAGATCGTTCCAGTACTTATCGGCTTCGACGTATCCCCGACCATAACCAGCGCTCTCGATCGATCGCCAATTATTGGCGACGCATGTCGCATCCCAGACCGGCGGTTCGAGCGCATCGAGACTATCAATCACGACAGTCTGAAAATTATGCGGTTCGTTACCGAGAGCCGTGATCGCGGCGATAACGTCGTCATATTTCGGGAGCACGCCGAAGGTCGCGATCTCCAATCCAGCCGGGCATCCGTCCTCGACCTGCAGAAAAATCGGGCCTGGGAATTGTGCCGCGAGTGTAGTTTTGCCGCTCCCTTCTTTGCCGTGGATAATAATCCGTGGCGGCAGGATCGCGGTTGTCGTGTAGATGTTATTGAGCGTGATCAATTTGGATTCTCCTTAAATTAGCGTTCGTCGCCCCGATCCAGCGGAGCGCTGACAGGCCGAGGTGGTTGACGCGGCGTTTTTGACGGCTGGGGAAACGGCTTCGCCGCCCGCGCCCGAACGCCATGCGCAGATGGACACAGCAGCAAGATCGAACGATCGCTGTATATCGGTCGCGGTGTGTGAGGGTCGGCGCAGGCTTGCGCGCCGAGGATCGAGCGTGGATCGAAACAAGACGCTGAAAGCGCCTAGGCCTGGTAAAGCTTGATCAACAAGCGCAGTTATCCTATGCAGTTCCATTGCTGCGACCCACTCGGTTGATGATGACGAACCCGTGACGGTGCAGGGCACCGGCGCGGGGCAGTGTGGCGGGTCAGGCGGCTCCCAGGTGCCGAACCCGCGCTAGTGGGCCCTCAACAGTCTTAGGGTAGCGAACCTAAAGCAGAGACGTGAACGGGCCGGTCAGAGGTAGATCGGCTCGTTCGTTTATTGGGGATTGATCAAGCGGCGTTGCCGCCGATCATGGTAAGCGCATCACCGAGGCGAATGCCGAGGCGGCGAGGCGACAGCCTGCGAATCAAGTGCGAGTGATGCCGGCGGATCGTGTCGCGGCTCAAGCCGGACAGCGCCACGACCTCATCGATAGACACAATTCGATCGAGTTCGAATCTCGCAGTCGGCGGGAACGGGTTATGCGAGCGCCTACGGCGCGATGCGCTCTGCCCGCTCTGCGCGGTCGATACAGCGGGAACATCTGACATATTTGAATAGCCTCTCAGCGGTCGATGGCGCGTCGCAGGACGCGCCTGCATTCGTAATGCTGCCCTGGGAAAAGACAAATAGCAAATGCTTTAAAAAGCTGATCCGAACCCCGGTGCGGCCCCTCGATCAGCTTCTCGATCAGCTTAAAAAAGCTGATCGGTGAAAATCCGCTGCTTGCTTAGATGGTTAGTGAAATCTCGCGCAAGAGCGCGCAGAATGCGCAGGAGGTGCAGAGAGCAGCAAGGCTTGCAAGACCCGGCTTCCTGTCGTAGCGTTTTGCCCTTCAGATTTTCGGAGCAGGGGCCTCAGCCGGTGCAATTCGATCCCACCACAGAGAATCCGACAACGGCACCGGAAACATCATCACCAGAAACGCTGCCGTCGAAGCCCCGAGCGCCCATCGTCCATCAGCTCGTGATCCCGATCGAGACCAAGTCGAGGATGACGCTGCTGGGGAGCCTCGTCGCTATACTCAACCTCAGCCAGGCTATCCTGGATAGCCTGGCATGGATCAAGCAGGCGGCTGACCTCCTGCTGCGAACCGCGCCTAGCTGGAGCAGAACGAAAACGGCGAGACAGTTAGAACCGGAAATGCAGGGGGCATACCGGCGCCGCGAGGTCGATACCTATTTGAGCTGGAACAGCATCAGGACGATATTGACTACCCACAACTGGGGACCGGTGAAGAAGCCGAAACGGCGCGCTGCGCCGGAAGTGACACGGCGCCTCGATCCCCTCTTGACGAACTTGAACACAGAACGTCCTTCTGTCGGGTTTGGCGAGCCTCAGGGTGCGTCGGGGCCTCCCCCGAAGTTAACGCACCAGTGACGCCCTGTAGGCCGCCAGGACGCCTTCTAAGAGGAGATCGAGCCTTGCCCCCGATCCTCATCAGCTTCAACGACCAGGAACTCGCGGCTCTCCGATCGGCCGCGTCGGCGCTCTTGCCCGAGCAGCGTGACCGGTTCCTCAAGACCGTAGCCAGTGCGCTCGGATGCTGCGTGACGATCGGGCCGGACACGGTGGCGCAGGTTGCCACAGCGGTCGCTACAGCGGTGCAGCATCGCCTGGCGAACGGCGCTGGCGTGCAAAGGACGCAGCGAGTCCCCCAGATCGAGCCTCTAAAACAGGAACGCCATTGTCCGCCGGACGATCGCGAGCGAGCCGGACAGCTACCCCCCTAGCGGCCCTCCCGGATTTTTTAAATCCGCCGCGGTGAATAGCCGTGCGGCCGACCACGGCGAGGCCTTCTAGCGACGCAGCCGAAACCAGCACCAGCACACGAAAGATTTCTCAATGGGATCGAAGCGACGATCGAAGCGACGAAAGCAGGAACTTGAACTCATCCTCGACCAGTACGACCTGGACCATGCCGAGCAGGGCGGGCTCGCAGGAATCGCTTTGGAACTGTTCAGGACGGGTGAGTGCACGATCGC